ATGTTGAATGAAAATCCAGGCACGCATGGATTGAAACAACTAGCTTTAAAACACACAAAGTATGGTAACTATGAACAAGAATTACATAATTACATAGCTGATTATTGTAAACGTAACGGAGTTCTAAAGTCACAGTTCACTTGGGAGTCTATCCCATTTGATGTGATGCAAGTATACGCAGCAATGGATGCCGCAGTTACTTATGAACTCTATGAGCTTATGCTAGAAGCTCTTAACAAAAACCCAAAACTAGTACGCGTATACAAGGATATCCTTATACCTGGTATGCTTTTCTTAAAAGATTGTCAAGATAATGGTGTTCCTTTTGACCGTAGAAGGTTAGAAGAGGCACAGAACTTGATGGAGAAAGATATACAAGAGGCTATCGAAAAACTTTACAGCTTCAAAGAAGTTAAGTTATTCGAACAGGCTCAAGGCAAAGAGTTCAACCCAAACAGCACAGTACAATTACGTAGCTTGCTGTTTGATGCTATTGGACTTCAACCTACAGGTAAAATGACAGGTACAGGTGCACACTCAACTGATGCAGAAGTGCTAGGCAAACTAGCAGAGCAGCACCCAGTACCAAACCTAATCTTAGATATTCGTCAGAAGTCTAAGATTAAAAACACTTACTTAGATAAAATTATACCACAACTTGACAGAGATAGTAGATTGAGAACTAATTTTAACCTACATTCTACAACATCAGGTAGACTTTCTTCAAGTGGTAAACTGAATATGCAACAGATACCTCGTGACAATCCGATTGTCAAAGGTTGTATCAAAGCAAAAGAAGGTAATCAGATAGTAGCTATGGACTTAACAACTGCAGAGGTATACGTTGCAGCAGCATTGTCTGGTGATAAAAATCTAAGTGAAGTATTCAGGTCTGGTGGTAACTTCCACAGTACGATTGCGAAGTTAGTATTCAGACTTCCATGTGAGGTCGATGAAGTCGGTGAACTATACTCTTTCGAGAGACAGGCTGCAAAGGCTGTTACTTTCGGTATAATGTATGGAGCAGGACCAAACAAGATTTCACAACAAGTAACAAAAGACTCAGGCTCACACTTCTCGGTGCAAGATGCACAAGGAGTTATCAACCAATACTTCGATCAATTCAGCAGATTGAAGCACTGGTTGGAAGAGCAGAAAGAGTTTATCGAGGCTAATGCTTACTTATACTCTACCTTTGGTAGAAAGCGTAGACTTGAGAATGTAAGAAGTGCTGATAAAGGTATAGCAAGTCATGAAGTGAGAAGTGGTATAAACTTTTTAGTTCAGTCTGTGTCATCTGATATGAACTTGCTTGCCGCAATAGATATGAATAACTATATAAAAGAAAACGGACTCAAGAGTAGAATATTCGCTCTTGTACATGACTCTATTCTTGCTGAGTGCCCACATCATGAGATTGATGCATACAGTAAGAAACTGACAGAGTTTGTACAGATGGACAGAGGTGTTTTCATAAATGGTGCCCCTGTTGGTTGTGACTTTGAAATAGGTGATGACTATAGCATGGGTAAGTACACCAAAATGTATGGTTAGATTTGACTTAGTATACCCAGTTTATGTTTTAAACTCTCAGAATATCTGGGAACAAGATGGCATTGTCTTTATAGATGATAAAGTGCTTGACGATTTAAACCAAACTGGGGATACTATTGGGCAGAGAAGGTTGAGGACACCTTTGAAAAATTTGTTTCCACTTAAGTTTCAAATTGATGATGTAGTGGGACTCATAAAACATCGAGGAAGGAGTTATGTTGATACAACTGGTAAACATTTTTATTATCAAAAAACAACATATACTCAGTTAGTATGTCATAAGATACGAAAAGTTGAAGATCATGGACAAAGTTCTACGATTTGGCTCAAAGACATACATCACTCTTTCTCAGAAAAACGTCCTCCAAAGAGTACCGAGTCGTGGGCACAAGTGCTATATCTAAACGGATTGCCTTGGGTTATATACGACTTTCTTGAACAAGAACAAAAACCGACAAGACGAAAAATATGAAAGCTGTACTAAGTAATAGAATCTATATGAGCGCAACTGCAAGTCAGCAGTCTGCGATTGATAGTACGTTGACATATACAATACCAAGTCACGATCCACGAGATCCACCCATTACAATTAAAAATATGGGAATAGTTCGAAAAGACTTAATTACTTTACCAAGCGGTAGGGAAGATTTAATTCCAAAAGATTATGAAGTAGTTGATAAGAGAGTGACCAAACCGATAGAATTTCCTACGTTTAAGTTTGAATTACGACCAAGCCAGCAAGAAGTTTTTGACAAAGTCGATAACAGTTGTATAATTAACGCTTGGGTAAGCTGGGGCAAGACATTTACTGCCTTAGCAATCGCATCAAATCTTGGTCAGAAAACTTTGGTTGTTGTTCACACTTTAGCTCTGCTAAAGCAGTGGCAAACAGAGGCGAAGAAAGTCTTTGGTATTGACGTAGGAATTATTGGTGCAGGTAAATTCAATATGGATAGTCCTATCGTAATCGGGAGTGTTCAGAGTTTATACCGTAGAGTCACAGACATTTCTGACCAGTTCGGAACTGTGATTTTAGATGAAATGCACCATGTAAGTAGTCCTACTTTTGCTAAAATTATTGATAAAAATAAAGCAAGATATAAGATTGGATTGTCAGGTACGATTGAAAGAAAAGATGGTAAACACGTAGTGTTCAGAGATTACTTTGGACAAACAGTACATAAACCACCAAAAGAAAACTATATGACCCCGAAAGTGGATATCATATCCTCAGACGTAAGATTTATGGATGGGCAGAATATCCCATGGGCAAACAAAGTAACACACCTTTCTTATCAAGAAGAGTATGTACACTCTGTTGCCATGATAGCAAGCGCATACGCTGCTAAGGGTCATAAAGTTTTGGTTGTCTCAGACCGAGTTGAGTTTCTAAAAACTTGTGCTAAACTGAGTGGAGATGAGGCTATAGCAATTACAGGAGATATACCTCATGAAGAACGCCCAAAACTGATGAAACAGCTTTGGCATGATAAACATATTTTATATGGTACACAATCTATATTTTCAGAAGGTGTATCGTTAGATTGCCTCAGCTGTCTCGTTCTAGGAACTCCTGTAAACAATGAGCCTTTACTAACACAGCTCATAGGACGTATTATCAGAATCCATGAAGATAAGTCCCAGCCTGTTGTAGTGGATATAAATTTAGTAGGAAAAACTGCACGGAGACAGGCGAACAATAGACGAGGCTATTACATGAAGCAAGGATACGAGGTAAATGACCTATGAAAAAATACTTCTTGACAGGAGTTGAATTTTTTAGTATAATATATGATACGATATAATTGGAAAAAGATCGCAAAAGACAGTAGAAACAAGGTTTCAGACATCTTACTTATAGTGTGGTATGTGACTTATCAATACCCACCAACAAGTAAACGTGACAGACTCTTTAAATTCTATGGAAAAGATTATTCTGGCGATAGTTTTTTACTGAACCCTGAGTTCATTTACAAGCATCGTAAGTCCGCATCTGATTCAGAGTGGGCAGAGTACATCGCTGTAGCATCTTTTAGAAGTTATAACGAATATTTAACAACAAATAAACTAACAATAGAACTAGCACGACTTCCCAAAGGCGTGCAGAACATTATTAAAAAGAATAGGCTACTTAAGATTGAAAATGGAGAAGTTTATTTTCGATATGAGAAGTCACAAAAGGAGAAATAAAAATGGCATTAAAATTTGCACAATTAGAAGGGAAGGCTAAGAAGTCTTCCATAAATCAATATACTTATCAAGATGGCGACAATGTCGTAAGAATGGTTGGAGATATACTTCCTAGATATGTATACTGGATAAAAGGTGAGAACGCAAAGAACATTCCTATGGAGTGTCTTTCCTTCAATCGTTCTACAGAATCTTTTGACAACAAAGAAAAGGATTGGGTAAAAGAATATCACCCCGAAATGAAATGCGGTTGGTCATATGCAATTCAATGCATCGATCCTAAAGATAAGCAAGTCAAAGTCCTCAATTTAAAGAAAAAATTATTAGAGCAAGTAATGCTTGCCTCTGAAGACCTTGGCGACCCTACAGACCCTGAAACAGGTTGGGACGTCCACTTTAAAAGAGTAAAGACTGGACCAATGGCTTTCAATGTTGAGTACCAATTACAGGTACTAAGATGTAAAACTAGAGCATTAGACGAAGAAGAAAAAGAGTTGATATCAGGGTTGAAATCTATGGATGAGGTACTTCCTCGCCCAAGTGCTGATGCTCAAAAAGAACTCTTAGATAGAGTAAGAGCAGGTGGCAGCGATGCTCCTGATGCTGAAGTTGCTTCTGAATTTTCAGAAGGTGATGGAGAGCAAAAGTGGTAATGGTAGGTCAAGAGTTTCCTGAGTTCAAGATGGCTACCTGTGACGCCGATAATACGCTTGGAACAATAACTCATGAAACTATAGACTCTGAGTGGACAATAATGTATTTCTATCCAAAAGATTTTACGTTTATCTGCCCTACAGAGATTGCAGCATTTGATCAAATGTCAAGTGCTGCCCAAGTTATTGGAGTGAGTGGAGACAATGAGTTCTGCAAACTTGCTTGGAAACAAGACAATGACCTTATAAAAGACATAAACCACACACTTGCAGCAGACTCAGGTATGGCACTTGGCTATGAACTAGGCATTGTAAGTGAAGAAGATGGTGTTCATTATAGAGCAACCTATATTATAAACCCAAATAATATAGTGGAGCATGTATCAGTCAATGCACTTGATACAGGCAGAAGCGCACAGGAGATACACAGAACTCTTGCAGCACTTCAAGCGGGCGGTTTAACAGGTTGCAGTTGGCAACTAGGAGATGATTTCGTAGCATGATTTTATTTACAGCAGATTGGCATATAAAACTAGGACAAAAGAATGTACCCGTAAAGTGGGCTACAAACAGGTATCGTGAGTTTTTCTCTCAAATCAAAGAGATTGAGAAAGATGTTGACCTGCATATCATTGGTGGAGACTTATTTGATAGGCTTCCTTCAATGCCTGAGTTAGAGCTATATTTTGATTTTATTAGTGGAGTTACAATTCCAACAATTATTTTTGATGGAAACCATGAAGCAACACGAAAAAACCAAACATTCTTTACTCAGCTAAAATCAGCGACTGAAAAACTAAACCCGCTGGTTACAGTTATTGATGAAATAACTGTGACAGAACAATACAGTATATTACCGTATTGTTATTTACATAAGAAATGGAATCCAGTATTGGACTTAGATATAAGAAAACCTCTATTCACACACGTTAGAGGTTCTATACCACCCCATGTATCGCCTGAGATTGACTTGAATAAGTTAGCACAGTTTCCGATTGTGTTTGCAGGCGATTTACATAGTCATTCTAATACTCAATTAAATATTGTATATCCAGGTAGTCCGATGTCTACCCAGTTTCACAGAACGAAAGTGCAAACAGGATACTTATTGATTGATGAAGATAGTTGGGAATGGGAGTGGAAAGAGTTCAAACTACCCCAGTTAATACGAAAGACGGTGACTGACCCCGCGGCTATGATCCCAACTACATACGACTACACGATCTATGAGCTAGAAGGTGATGTCGCCGATCTTTCACTTATAAAGAATACAGAACTACTTGATAAAAAAGTAGTAAAAAGAAAAACAGAGGCTACTCTTATATTGGACTCAGAAATGACAATGGAAGAGGAGCTCGCAGAATATTTAAGTTATATTCTGGAATTAAAAGATGAGACAGTAACACAAATTTTAGGAATATTTCATGATAACTCTAAAAACGCTGAAGTGGGATAACTGCTTTAGCTATGGAAAAGATAACAGTATTGACCTTAACAATAGTACTCTCACTCAACTGGTGGGTACCAATGGCATGGGTAAGTCTTCCATTCCACTTATTATCGAAGAAGCCTTATACAACAAGAATAGTAAAGGCATCAAAAAAGCGGATATACAGAATAGATTTGTAAATGCAGGATATAATATCCACCTTACTTTTGCAGTAGAAGATACAAATTATGCGATAGATGTACGCAGAAGTAGAGGAAGTATAAAAGTTAAATTATTTGAAGGTGACGAAGATATTAGTAGTCATACTGCAACCAATACTTACAAAACAGTCGAGCAGATACTGGGTCTGGACTTTAAAACTTTTACACAGCTAGTTTATCAGAATACTAACACATCTTTGCAGTTTTTGACAGCAACAGATGCGAACAGAAAAAAGTTCTTGATAGACTTGCTAAACTTGGAAGACTACGTCGCTTATTATGACGTTTTTCGTGAGCTTGCACGTACTTCAGGTCAGCAACTTGCGGAACTAGATGGGAAATCAAAAACTATTGTAAAATGGTTAAATGAAAATAAATTGAGTGATAGTACCATACTTCCAATGATAAAATTACCAGAATATTCGGAAAAAGATGAGAAAGAATTGCGTTCTTTATCTATAGATTTTGAAAATATCGCAGAAAAAAATCAAAAAATTAACGAAAATAATACATATAAGCAGTTATTTTCCCAGCTAGATATGACATTATTACAAAGTAAGCTAACTGAGCCAGAGTCTTTAGATGACTTAATTTCTCAAAAAGGCAGAATCGGTGGATATATTTCTGAGTGGGAAAAGAAAGAAGAAAAGTATAAAAACTTAGAAGGCACTTGCCCTACTTGTGAACAATCTATTCCAGAAGATTTTATTGATAGATGGATTATAGAAGCACAAGAGCAAGTAGACGGTCACAAAAAACGATTAAGTGACTTAAACCTAGAGATAGATGCTAGAACAAAAGAGAAACAAGAATATCAGAAGTATGTAAATACGAAACGAGAGTTTGAAGATTTACATTCTCGGATAGATAATACTCTACCTAGTGAAACTTTAGATGGTGGTGATTTGGCATTGAAAATCAAAGAATTGAAAGATAGTATCTCTCACGCCAAATCGCAGATACAGGAGATAGCAGAGGAAAATGAAGAAAGAACAAAGAAAAACACAAGGATCCAAGTTATCCTTGAGCAGACAGCAGAGTTTGAAAATGAACTTGAGGGAATTACGGAAAAATTATCGAAAGTCGAAGAGACCGCAGGACATATAGAAGTACTGAAAAAAGCATTCTCTACAAATGGTCTTATTGCGTATAAGATTGAGAATATGGTAAAAGAGTTGGAAGACCTTGCGAACGACTATTTAGCAGAATTAAGTGACGGGCGATTTAGCATCAACTTCGTAGTAACAAATGACAAGTTGAACGTAGAAGTCACAGATGAAGGAAATATTATTGATATAACGGCACTTAGTAGTGGCGAATTGACCAGAGTTAACACAGCGACTTTAATCGCTATACGAAAATTGATGAGTAGTATATCGAAAAGTCGTATTAATGTTCTTTTTCTTGATGAAGTCATAAATGTACTTGACGAGCAAGGAAGAGAAAAGCTAGTAGAAGTTCTATTAAGAGAAGAAGGTCTAAATACATATATTGTATCTCACGGTTGGACTCACCCTCTTTTAGACAAGATAGAAGTCTTAAAGACTGATAATATAAGTAGATTAGAATGACAGCAAGAAATAGGAGAAGATGTTTTAGAACAATGGCAACAATAAATGTAACAAATGATTTCGATAGTTTCTGTCGTCGAATGTGGCTAGACTACTGTGACGAACATGGAACTGTTTTTGGAGGTGTGCCTCTTTCAGAAAAGGAGTACACAAGTAAA